GTCCAAATCAAACAACAAAGTAATGGTAGAAAGAATACTGATTTAACAATTTATAATGATTACAACGATGTGTTCATTCGTCAGAAAGGTAATGGAGCAACTCATAATGCTAATGTTACACTTGACGGTTTATATGGAACTGATTTAATTTTAAAACAAATGAGTACTACAAACCAAACATATACATTATCAGTTGATTGTTTAACAATAGGTGGTTGTAGTGTATCGGTTACACAGGAGTAAGTTCGAGAAGTACATACGTAGAAGGTACGGATATCCTTTAATGCATATTGGAAATTTTGTTGATGTGTATGTCTAAATAGATGTATGGCATATTCAGAAGAAGTAGTAAAAAGATTCGAAGCAGTTCTTGCAAATCCCAAGAAACATTCAGTTGGTAGATTAGACCAAGACGACCCCAAAGTTGCAACTGGACTTGCAGGCGCTCCTGCTTGTGGAGATGTTATGCAACTTCAACTATTACTAGATGACGATGAAAGAATCATCGATGTAAAATTTAAAACATATGGTTGTGGAAGTGCAATCGCAAGTTCATCTATGTTCGTAGATATGATGATGGGTAAAACCGTTGAAGAAGCAAAACTCATCAAAGATAAAGATATCGCAGATGCATTAGACTTACCGCCAATTAAACTACACTGTAGTGTCTTAGCTGAAGATGCAATCAAAAAGGCAATGATTAACTACGAAAGTAAGAAAAATTCCAAAATAGGACATAACAACCCACCACTTTCTAGAGAGGACTTTATAGAATGAGTGAATGTCCACCCGAGTTTTACGAATGTCTAACTGAAGAAGAGTATGACGACATATTAAAACTCTTTGAAGAGAATGATATGGTAATGCCAGAATCTTTGGGTGATGTAGAAGCTGCATCTGATTTTGTTTGGCAAGTTCTCTTCCTCACACCAATAGAACTTATTTACATAGGTTTCACTATGACTGTTCTTGCAACTTACGGACTCTCTATATATTACATATATAAGCGAATACAAAAAAAATTTAGTTAATGTATAATTGGAAGACAGTCTTAGTGACTATCGGGTTACTAGTAGGACTTAAAATTTGGTCACCATACATTGTAGAAAATATACAATGGTCATGGTTTGATTTTCTGCATCAACAACAACCTGTGGTTTATGTTGACGATATTATACTTGTTGATATTGATGAGAAGACATTAGAAACATATGGACAGTATCCATTACCAAGAAACATCTATGCTGAAATTATGTTGGAAACACATTGGAGTAACACTCATGTGTTCACTCAACTATTTAAAGAAGTTGATAGATTCGGTGGTGATGAGATATTTGCTGAAGGTCTAGTAAATAGACTTTCTATTCTATCTTCAGCCCCAACAATACAAAAAGATACAGGAACTGCACCTTTCGTCAATACTTCAGTGTTTGGCGGGGGTGTTATAGAAGATAACATCTGGCAGTTTTCAGGAATTGCATCTCCAATCAGGATACTTCAGGACAATACTTACGGTGTTGGAGTAAGTGTAACCACACCTAGTGTATCGGGAACACCAAATTTTGATGGTACAACTCGCTCTGCACCCCTATTAGTTCTTGCAAATAATCAAATCTATCCAAGTGTTGCACTAGAAACACTACGTGCTATACAAGACCAACCTTCGTATCAGACCCGTGTAACTGAATCAGGGATAGAATGGATTAGGATGGGACGTGCTAAACCAATAACCACCACACCAACTGGTGATGTGATGATATCATATTGGAACCAATTCAAAAGAGTTAGTGCTAGTGAACTCTCTAATTCAGATTATGAGAATAAGATTCTAATATGGGGTTTGACTGCGGAAGGTCTGAATAATCCAGTGTCAACTCCAGTGGGTGTATTATATCCCCACGAAGTGCAAGCGAACCTAATCCAAACCGTTTCGCAAGAAGTTCAAATACAACAATCTTACTATCTCGAATTGCTTGAGATTGGTCTTTTGGTGATAGCACTTCTAAGTATTCTACTCGTGGTCTACAATGTTCCCACAATTTTTGCGGGTCTAGTGAGTCTAGGTATTGTTGGATTTCAGGTGGGTGGGGGTTTCTATTTGTGGACTTCGTCATTCGTTCTTTTCGATACTTTCTACTCATCGATAGCCTCCTTGATGATTTTCGGTCATGCTTCTTTCAACAAATACTATACGACCTACCAACTCAAAGAAGAAATTAAGAAGCAGTTCCAAAAGTATTTATCGCCTGACATGGTTGACCAACTCGCTGAGAACCCCGAATTATTGAAACTTGGTGGAGATAGAAAGGAACTTACCTTCATGTTCATGGACATATGTGGATTTACCCCCATATCAGAACACTACATGAAACAGGACGACCCCGAAGGATTGGTAGAACTCATTAACAAGTTCTTAGACATGCAAACAAAGATAATCCTAAATAACAATGGAACTATCGACAAGTATATGGGCGACTGTATTATGAGTTTTTGGAATGCACCTTTAGATTGTCCCGACCATGCCGAAATGGCAGTCAAGTCTGCAGAAGAAATATTAATCGCAACCAAGGAACTTAATGAAGAACTCAAACCGCTCGGTCTTCCACCCATTAACGTGGGTATTGGGATTAATACTGGTGAGTGTATCGTTGGAAACATGGGGTCAGAACTTAGATTTGACTATTCCGTCATTGGAGATGCCGTCAACCTTGGTGCTAGACTCGAAGGACAAACAAGAAATTATGATGGGGTTGACGTGTTGCTGGGCGAAGAAACATATAGACAGTGTCCATCTAGAACATTCACTAAAGTTGATAGAATCCTCGTCAAAGGTAAATCTGAAAAAGTTACAGTTTACACCATCTGAATTACCTAATACGTTTGATTGGACTTTATTCTATACCCTACAACTTGCAGATATCTACACAACATATCGTGGACTTAAATACGATTGTGTGAAAGAACTAAATCCACTTGTAGGAGAGACTCCTTCAGTAGGTAAAATGTTCGCAGTTAAGACTGCAATTCTATTACCTACTATAGAAATGGATAGAAGAGAAGATAGATTGAGCTCAGATTCATTAGACTATATGAACATTTTTATGTCTATAGTGATTGCAAATAACATCGCTGTTACAAACAGAGCATCAAAAAGATGCAATAAAAGATAAAAACCCCTTGAAATTTCAAAAAAAGTCCTTATAATAGTAGTATGGTGTTATAAATACCATTGCAATGCTCATTAGAGGTTGCACATTATAAACTTGCTTAATATAAGGAGAAAACTATGACAAGTAAACAGCTCGGAGACTTCGATGTCTTCAATTTCGGGAAAGAATTCCCATTCGCAATCGGGTTCGACAGAACTCTTCAACTACTAAACAACGCTGGCGTTACACAAGACAGCACAAACTATCCACCTTACAATATTGTAAAACACGATGCAGAAAATTTCAGTATCGAACTTGCAGTAGCTGGATTTAGTAAAGACCAAATAAGTATCACAAAAGAGAAAGCGGTTCTTACTATTGAAGGTAAGTCAGACAAGGGTGAGGATGAGATGGTTTACATTCACAAAGGACTTGCATCTAGAAACTTTAAAAGAAAGTTCACTTTGGCAGACGACATCAAAGTTGAATCTTCTGAGATGATAGATGGCATTCTATTGGTATATCTTGCTAGGGAAATCCCCGAAGAAGACAAACCACAAACTATAGAAATATCCTAAAAACCCTCTTTACGATACGCCCTTTATATTGTATACTGGGTGTATCTTCTATATTATGTAGAAGCGATATAAAGGAGAAAACTATGTTAAATGTAGGTGATAAAATCCCTCAAGTGAATCTTCCGATTCAAGTCGATGGTGAATTCAGAACTTTGGATACACTTAAACAACTAGAGGGCAAAAGAGTAATTCTTTTTGCATTGCCGGGCGCATTTACTCCAACATGTTCTAACCAACAACTGCCAGGATTTGATTCCATGTTTGAACAGTTTGATGAGAAGGGCATTGAAGAGATTTATTGTTTGTCTGTTAACGACACTTTTGTTATGAACAGTTGGTTCGAAGCACAAGACGTACAGAGAGTTTATCCACTGCCTGATGGTAATGGTGAATTCACACAAGCAATGGGTGCCTCAGTGGAAAAAGGAAACGTAGGATTCGGTATCAGAAGTTGGAGATACGCCATGGTTGTAAACGATGGTGTTATTGAACAAATGTTTACCGAAGAAGGTCAAGATGATAACATCAACAACGACCCTTACGAAATATCAACTCCCGAGAACGTATTAGAGAATCTTTAATATGGAACTGAGCAGGGAAGATACCATATGGGTAGCGAGCAAGCTCGTTAACTATTTTGCAGACTTCGGTAGAATTGACGATTATTTTCGTGCAAGGAAAATCGAACGAGTAAAGGACTTACCTGCTCCGTTGTTCGGATTCGGTCTTGAGGATGACATGTTTCAAAACTATGACATGCATCCTCGGGACATGAATTTTGAGGTTACAACAATACCAAATGAAACATTTGATGCGATGTTAGAAAAGACTGCATCATTCTCGCCTGATGAATCGCCAGGCAAAACTATGAAACTCGTAGTTAAAGAGACCAATACGAACACTGTAGTGGGATTCATAAGATATGGTTCACCACTAATCAATTCAAAACCAAGAAACGATTACCTTGGTTCTACACCCGACTTAGATATATTCAACAAACGTGCAATCATGGGATTCAACATTGTCCCTATACAACCATTTGGATATAATTATCTTGGTGGTAAACTTCTTGCCGCTATCTGTTGTTCACACGAAACACGTAGAATGTTGAACGCTAAATATAACACAGAGTTCTGTTTATTTGAAACAACATCTTTATATGGTAACATCAAAGGTGCAAGTATGTACGATGGTATGAGACCATTCTTAAGATACAAGGGCGACACACAGAGTAAGTTTCTACTTACACTAGGTGAAGAACTATACTTTGAACTAAGAGATTGGTTCACTGATAGAAACGATGGAGAAGACTTGATACACAAAGGTGCTTCATCTCGTAAACTAAAAATGCAGACCAAGATGGTTAGTCTAGTAAAACAGAATTTAAAGAAACATGACTCCATAGGATATGAACACTTCTGTAAAGCAATGGAAAATGCAAGTGGTGTAACTACACAGAAAAGATTCTACATGTCAGAATGGGGATACAGTAATACAAAAGATGTGTTGCTTGGTAAGACTGATAAACTAATCAAAGCAGAAAACTTTGATAGATTTGAGATGGATGGTATCCTCGCATGGTGGACAAAACATGCTAGTAAAAGATTTGATAATGTTATCAAACAAGGAAGAAAACGCACAGAGTTAGAAGTGTGGAATCAAAACACTATGAACAAAATAGATATTATAAGATGAGAATAGGATTCACATGTGGTGCATTTGACCTTCTTCATGCTGGTCATATTGTAATGTTAAAAGAAGCATCTGAGAACTGTGACCACTTAATTGTGGGATTACAAACAGACCCTTCAATCGACAGACAAGAAAAGAATCAACCATGTCAATCAGTATATGAAAGGTATATACAACTAAGAGCAGTCAAATACGTAGATGAAATTCTACCATATGACACCGAACAGAGTCTGTTAGACTTGATGCAGTCTACAGAGATTCATTTGAGGTTCGTAGGAGAAGACTACATAGGTGGAGATTTCACTGGAAAAGGAATGCATGAAATATATTATACAGATAGACAACATTCATTTTCCACAACCAATTTAAGGAACAAAGCGGGACTAGTATAACGGTCATTACGAGGGGTTACCAACTCTTAGATAACAGTTCGATTCTGTTGTCCCGCTCCAATATATTATGCTAGATAATTTTTATACAGAAAAGACATATCAAAAGACAATTAGGATATTAGTTTATCCTAATATCACATGGCAGAAGAATTTAGAACAAGATTCTTATGTACAAGTGTTAAAGAATATGATTCGTGAAACACAAAACGAACCGTTCTACTGGCATATCATATCACCAACCCATATCGATGGATTGACATTCGATAATACGGAACAGTATTTACTACCAGTTCCTACATATCCACCAGTAATGAGAGCACACTTTGATGTGGAATCAGTGAGGAGACTAGTGGGTCATGATAAAGATTTTGATATCATCATGTCACACTTGCCAGAACATACTCACCAGTTAGTAAATACAATTTACAACATGACACACCACACACCAAAGGTTATTGGTTACTCACATTGGTTTGACTTTGACCATATCGTTGCATGGCACAAAGGTACATTCAATCAGAATGCTACAGGTCTGTTAGAGTACGATAGATGTTATATCAATACACAATGTCAGAAAGATATGGTATTGAATCAAGCAAGAGATACGTTCAATGAGAATACTGTATCTAAACTAGACAACATTCTAAAAGTTCAACACTTGGGTGTACACTTAGATGATATTGTTAGTGTGAATAACACCCCAACAAGAACTATAGTATTCAATCATAGATGCGAAAAGTACAAACACTTTGATGAGTTTATTGCTTTGATGGATGCATTGTGGGAACAGAGGCAAGACTTTAGTGTTTGGGCACCATTGTTTGATGGTAGTTTCAGTAAACCATATCTATCAAATGAAAAGTTTGATAAGAAAGGATATTACAAAAAACTAAATGAGTGTTACATGGGATTTGCACCTAAACAAAAGTATGGTGGTTGGAGTGTTGCTGCTACAGATGGAATGATGAATGGATGTCCATACATATTCTATGAGGGTGACTACTATCACGAATTACAGGATAACGCTGACTTCTTTACTACAGATGAGGAATCGCTCAAACTAATCAATGAGTATCTAGACGATATCGATTTAAGAAATGATAAAGCAACTCAAGCACAAGATTGGTTGAGAACGCATCTACTATACAGTGCAGAGATGGATAAGATGTGTGATGAAATTAAATCACTTCTATCAAAAGCAGTATGTTCACCTAAAGTAGATGAACTTGTGGAGTATGTAAAGGAACATAAATCAGTAACTAAGAAAGAATTATTTGATACTATGGGATGGGGAAGAGGAATTAAATGGACACCTTACAGACGTGCCTTGATGACACACCCAAACATATATGACACTACCAGTAGTGAATCCACATACAATTGGAGAGAGGAATGAGTCAACCATTATTTGACAATGATGTTTATTGTGTAGTAGACAATGAAAAGGCAGAATTAGCAGGTATCAAAATTCTACATGGAGAATATGAAGGGACGATATATTCGTATGGTAAGGTTGAATTTGAAGATGGCAAACCTAACATAAATTTCGAAAGAACATTTCACGTAGTCCCCGAAGGTAAAACTTTAGATGAACTAAATACCAACGAAGAATTAAATAAATTGATAGGTGATATCCTTGTGGAACTCATCTCTCATCAAATATCAAAGGAAGAAAATAATGAACAAAGAAGTATTGAAGGAGCAGATTAAGAGACACGAAGGAGAAGTCCTTGAAGTGTACGCTGATTCACTAGGATATTTAACACTAGGTGTTGGACATCTAATTAAAGAAGGTGATGCAGAACATGGACAACCTGCTGGAACTCCAGTGAGTCAAGAAACTGTTGATGCATACTATGAAGCAGACTTTGACAAACACGTAGAAGAAACTATCCATGTGTTTGAGTCAAAAGGTGGAGAAGATTTCTATGCACTACCCGAAGACATTCAACACGTTCTAGTTAACATGACATTCAACTTAGGTGGAACAAGATTCGGTAAGTTCAATAACATGTGGAAAGGTGTTGTTGCTTGTGACTGGGAAAAGGTTGCAGTTGAAATGGAAGACTCTAGATGGTTCGGACAAGTTGGAAGAAGGTCAGTAGAACTCCAACAAATGGTTCGAAACTGTGACTAAAGAAATCCTTGCAGTAAAATTAATCGGTGGTGAAGTTGTCATTGGATATGTCACTAAGAACCGATGGAAAAAGGAAATAGTTATACAAGAGGCACAAGAGTGTCTCATTACGTATGCTGAAGGTAGAGCAGAGGTAGAACTCGCACCTTGGAATCCATATGCTATGGACTATACGTTTAAGGTACCATTTCATGCTGTAGTTACTACATTCAAAGTGAGACCAAATTTAGAAATTAACTACAAGAAAAGTACAGGTAATATTAAGGAAAAATAATGGCAGATTTATTAAGAGCATTAGAAAAGAAACTAGAGGGTGATGTTGCAGTTCACACTGCAAATGCTATGGTATACCAATCAAACCCAACAGGGATTGGTGAACACCCCGATATCGTTCAAGCATTAGAAATGGAAGTTGAAAAACTTGCTGATGCACAGGACAAACTCAAATCGGTAAAAGAACTTCTACACCCATCTAAAAAGACCCTTGTAGAATAGACATCTTTCTGTTATAATAACCACATGGATTATTATACAAACGTATGTCGTACACGTGACAAGATTCTCGTTCGAGGATATCAAGGTAACAAACAAGTCAAGCACAAGATTGACTACAGACCCAAACACTACATTCCATCTAAGAAAGGCGAGACACCGTTTCGTTCACTAGATGACAGACCACTTGAAGTTGTAGAACTCAACTCAATGGGTGGTGCAAGAAAGTTCCGTGAGAAATATGATGGGACTGCTGGATTTGAAATCCATGGATATGACAGATATATCTACACATATATCGCAGAGAAATTCCATGGAGACATAGAGTTCAATTCAAAGAACATCAAAGCAGCGGTACTTGATATTGAGTGTGAGTGTGAAGATGGATTCCCCGACCCAAGATATGCCCAAGAAAAGATAAACGCAATTACAATCAAACCGATTGGTAAACCAGCACATGTATTTGGAATAGGTGACTGGAATCACGGTAAAGATTATGTGTATTATCCTTGTAGAGATGAAGCACATCTCATGACTGAGTTCATGAAGTATTGGAGAACAGAAAACTTTGATATTATCACAGGTTGGAATGTAAACTCATTCGATATTACATATATTTGTAACAGAATTGATAGACTCTTCGGCGAAGGAGAACACAAGAAGTTATCTCCATGGGGTATGAGTGATGTGAGAGAGTTCACCACCATGGGTTATCAAAAACAAATGATTTTTACACTCTATGGTGTTAATGTTCTTGACTATCTCGAACTATATCGTAAACACACATTCGTCAATCAAGCATCATACAAACTAGACCACATTGCTGAGGTAGAACTAGGTAAGAAGAAACTAGACTATTCAGAACATGGGTCATTACATACACTATACAAACAGGACTATCCAAAGTTCTTGGAGTATAATGTGATGGACGTTCTTCTCGTTGAAGAACTAGATGACAAACTTGGATTCATCGAACTTACAGAGACGATGGCATACAATGCTAAGTGCAATTATGCAGATGTATTTGGTATGGTTAAGTATTGGGAAACAATCATATACAACTTCTTAAAAGAACAGAAGATACAAACACCACCACAACAATTGAGAAGAAATGGTGACAAAATCAAGCCGATCGCTGGTGCATATGTAAAAGAACCACAGGTTGGTGGTCACAATTGGGTCATGTCTTTTGATTTAAATTCACTATATCCTCACTTGATTATGCAGTTTAACATTTCACCCGAAAAGATGGTGAATGGTATGAGACAGGATGTTAACGTAGATAAAATGTTAAACAAAGAGTGTAACCTAAATGAAGTGTATAAATTAGGACACACTGTTACGCCAAACGGAGTAATGTTCAAGAGAGATAAACAAGGATTCCTTCCCGAACTTATGGAAAAGTTCTATGATGAACGTAAGGCATGGAAGAAGAAGATGATTGGATATCAGAAAGAACTTGAAACTGTTTCTGATAATGTACAACGTAAAGAATTAGAAACAAAAATCAAACATGCATACAACAATCAACAGGTCAGAAAGATTGCACTCAACTCTGCTTATGGTGCTCTTGCTAATCAATACTTTGCATTCTTTTCTATCGACCTCGCAGAGGCGATTACTATGTCGGGTCAGTTGGTCATCAAATGGGCAGAGAAAACCATCAACGATTATCTAAACGAAGTTTTAAAGACTAAAAAAGATTATGTTATCGCAATGGATACAGACTCGGTCTATATCACAATGGATGCATTGGTACAACAAGTACTACCCGATGCATCTAAAGAAGAGGTTGTTGATTTTTTATGTAAAGCTGAAGTTCAACTAGAGAATATCCTAGAAAAGGGATTCATTGACTTTGCAAAATACACGAATGCATTCCAACAGAAGATGGAGATGGGACGTGAGGCGATTGCAGACAGAGGTATATGGACTGCTAAGAAACGCTACATACTTAACGTTCATGACATGGAAGGTGTGCGGTTTGCTAAACCTAAACTTAAACTCATGGGTATTGAGACTGCAAAGTCCAGCACACCACAATGGGTAAGAACCCGTCTTGAAGAGGCGATTAAGATTGTCATGCAAGGTGATGAGGAACAATTATGGGATTACGTAGAAACTGCACGTAAGGAATTCAGAGAGTTACCACCCGAGAAAGTATCATTCCCTAGAGGTTGCAACAACCTTGGTCAATATAGTAACATGAACACTGTTTACACTAAGGGAACACCAATACATGTCCGTGGTGCTTTACTATTCAATCACCACCTAAAGAATAAGAATTTAGATAGACGCTACGAGACAATCAAGGAAGGTGACAAGATTCTTTTCTCATATCTTACACTACCAAATGTGTTTAATGAGAATGTGATATCTTATGTTGGTACACTTCCAAAAGAGTTTGACTTACACAGGTTCATAGACTATGACATGCAGTTCAACAAATCATTCTTAGAACCTCTAAGAAATATTGCAGAACGTATCGGATGGCATACAGAACCTGTTGCATCTTTGGATAGTTTCTTTTCATGAGAACCCATATCATAACAATAATGGACTTGTACGAGAGTGTGGAGTCTGCTATTACGTGTGCAAACACATGTGCATTACATGGTGTCACTGCACAACTCTTTCCTGCTACAACGCCAGACGATGACCCACATGAAATTATTGAAACAATACTTGGAAGAAAGATAAGCACAAATATTTTACAAATGGAACCAAGACCCGAAAGAGTATTATCATGTCTTGCATCTCAAATGAGATTGTGGAATTCGTGTGTTGAAGTCGATGAAGATTTTCTAATACTAGAACACGATGCAAGAATGATTACACCCTTGCCTGATATAGAAGTAGATGGGGTTATCAGTCTTGGTAAACCATCTTGGAACAAAGAATTGGGAGACAGTCTAGAGTGGGAAGATGGACTGAACGTCATGACAAATACGAACAGACCATTTCTTGGTAACCATGCAATCATGATGAGTCCTACAGGTGCAAAACAAATACTAGATAGAATGAGAAACCCCGAATTTAGATGGTTGCACCCAGCAGATATGATGATGACACCTGCTATGATGGGAGAAGGATTGTTGAAAGAGTATTATCCATTTCCATTCGATGTACAGGAGACATTTACAACTGTACAGAGTGGTAAAAGTATTGGTGTTAAAAATTATGTGCCAGTAGATTATAAGGTATTATGAAAAACTTTTTAAAGACATTTGTAATCACACTCAAAAACAATATACGTTCTATCGAATCTTCTAATAAAACTATATACAGTGCATTGAAACATGGAATGGTAGATGTGCAAAAGTTTACTGCAACGGAACCATCCGATTGGAAGATAGTATTGAGTAATGGAAATAATACCACATTCAATGAGTATCCAAATCCCGATGCTGTTGGTGCTTGTTTTGCATCCCACTATAGATTATGGAAACATTGTGTTCATCTCAACGAACCTATTCTTATTTTAGAACATGATGCTTTATTTGTGGATTCACTTCCTTCATTATCTCAAGAAGAATGGGAGTGTATTACTTTCGGCAGACCATCATATATTAAGATGTCAGAAGTCGACCATACTAGTATACCACAAAACGGGCTGAGTGAACTGAAAACTCCACATATGCTCGGACACCATGCATATGCATTAACACCCAAGTCTGCTAAAGAATTTATAAGAGATGTACAGAGTGGAGAAAGACCACTAGAACCAAATGATTTGTGGATGACTAAAGAACACTACCCACACTTACTAGAGTATTACCCGTTCCCTATCATAGCAGACACAGAGTTCAGTACAGTACAGGGTGTCCCAACAAATGAAAGATTAGTCTCAGAGTATAACAAACAACCGACCATGGAACAATTTAGATTTATAAAGAAATATTATCCACAGTGTTTTGACCGTCAATCTTTAGAATTTATAAAACCATAAATATGAACATGTATCAATATAATGTAAAAATTTCTAAAGTGGTAGACGGAGATACGGTGGACGTGGACATCGATTTAGGATTCAGTACGGTTCTTAAAAAACAAAGAGTACGTATGATGGGTATCGACACGCCTGAAAGCCGCACAAGAGATTTAGTAGAAAAAAAATTCGGAAAAGCTGCAAAAGCACATCTGAAGGGTATATTAGATGCAAAACAAATTACCTTAGTGTCACATGACAAAGGAAAGTTCGGAAGAATTCTTGGAGAACTTTTTGTCAATGGTGAAGAAATATCAGTGAATCAGAGAATGATTAACGACCACCATGCTGTGCCTTATACTGGGGATAATAAAGACTTAGTAGAGGACATGCATCTCAACAACCGAAAGGTTTTGTTGGAGAACGGCACAGTTGAACTATGACAATATCAATTATGGACATCGTATACATAGTCGCAATTAGCGGAATTGTTGGTGCTCTATATATGATTGAGGCTCAAATCAAATCAATTAAAATCATGATGGAAGAACACATAAAGTTCGATGAAAAAAAATCCATGCAATGTGACCTCGCAAAAAAGAATACCAAAAACGCCCAAAAAACCACTTGACCTAAACACACTTCTATTCTATAATGGTTATACATTATGAGAGGTGTATAAATTATGAGTTTTTTAAAAGATTTAGTAAAAGCATCGGGTAACGAATATGCAAATATCGTTGCAGACGGTGTTGCAGCTGGAGATGTAGATTCCTTTGTTGACACAGGAAGTTATATCTTCAATGCACTATTAAGTGGTTCACTATACGGTGGACTTCCTTCAAACAAGATTACGGCAATCGCTGGTGAATCCGCAACTGGTAAAACATTCTTTGCATTAGGAATGGTTAAACAGTTTTTGGAAGACAACAAAGATGCCGCTGTAATCTACTTCGAATCTGAATCCGCAATATCAAAAGATATGATTGAGGACAGAGGTATCGACTCTAACAGAGTTGTTATCGTACCTGTTGTCACAGTGCAAGAATTCAGAAACCAAGCAATCAGTATACTTGATAAGTATGCAGAGACCCCCGCCGACAAACGTCCGCCAATGATGTTTTGTTTAGATTCACTTGGTATGTTATCAACAACCAAAGAAATTGAAGACACTGCAGATGGTAAAGAGACTAAAGACATGACTCGTGCCCAAATTACTAAGGGTGCATTTAGAGTCTTGACACTTAAACTTGGACGTGTAGGAGTTCCTATGATTGTTACTAATCACACATATGATGTGATTGGTTCTATGTTCCCACAGAAAGAAATGGGTGGTGGTAGTGGTCTTAAATATGCCGCTTCATCAATCATCTATCTTTCAAAACGTAAAGAAAAAGAAGGTACCGAAATCATTGGTAATATCATTCACTGTAAGAACGCTAAGTCAAGATTGACTGTAGAGAACAAAGTGGTGGATGTGAGATTATCATACGACAAGGGACTGGACAGGTACTATGGTCTTTTAGACATGGCACTTGCAAGTGGTGTTTTTGAGAAATCATCTACTAGAGTTAAGTTACCAAATGGTAAGACTGAGTTCGGTAAGACAATAAACAATAACCCCGAAAAATACTTCACACCCGATGTGATGGAACGATTAGAACAGGTAGCAAATGGACTCTTTAAATATGGACAAAACGAGATTAGAAACAACGATTCTGAAGAATCTGATACTCAGTGATGAATATTCACGGAAGGTGCTTCCTTTTGTAAAGGACGAGTACTTCTCGGAACCCGATGAACAAGTTGTATATAAAGAAGTAGTTTCCTACTTTGAAAAATACAACAAATCCCCAACGGTTGAAGCACTTCTCATCAATCTAGACAACAACACATCTCTATCAGATGGTGTGTTGAAACAGTCTAAATCAATCGTAAAAGATTTTACATCTTCAGACACATCCGCCAGTGAGTGGTTAGTAGACGAAACAGAGAAATGGTGCAAGGATAGAGCAATCTATATTGCAGTCATGAACTCTATTGATGTATTGGATGAAAAGAATCAACGGTCACGAGGAGAAATACCCGAGTTACTTAAGGATGCACTTTCCGTGTCTTTTGACACAAATATTGGTCACGACCAAATTGAAGATTCAGATGCTCGTTTTGAATTCTACCATACGGAAGAAGAGAAGATTCCGTTCGACTTAGAATACTTCAACAAGATTACCAAAGGTGGTCTTCCTAACAAGACACTTAACATTTGTCTTGCTGGTACTGGTGTCGGTAAGTCATTGTTCATGTGTCATATGGCCGCTGCTGGTCTTATGATGAACAAGAATGTATTATACATTACACTTGAGATGTCAGAAGAAAGGATTGCAGAAAGAATCGATGCAAATGTCATGAACATACCCATGAAAGATTTGCCCGATTTATCTAAGAAAATGTTTGATAAGAAGGTAGACAAAGTAAGAAGTAAAACACAAGGGAAATTAATCATCAAAGAATATCCTACTGCATCAGCACATGTAGGACACTTCAGACACCTATTACAGGAACTAGAACTGAAGAAAGATTTCAAACCCGATATGATTTTTATCGATTACCTTAACATCTGTGCCAGTGCAAGGGTAAAACCTGGCGCTGGTGCAAACTCTTATACACTAGTAAAGAGTATTGCAGAAGAACTAAGAGGACTTGCAGTGGAGTTTGATGTGCCAATCATGAGTGCAACACAGACAACACGTAGTGGTTATGGAAACAGTGACATTGAGTTGACTGATACATCCGAATCCTTTGGTCTACCTGCTACTGCAGACTTTATGTTTGCACTGATTACATCCGATGAACTAGAAGAACTAGACCAGTTGGTTGTAAAACAATTGAAGAATAGATACAATGACCCAACCGTATTTAAAAGGTTTGTGATTGGTATCGATAGAAGTCGTATGAAACTCTATGATTGTGAACAAGAAGCACAAGAAGACTTACATGATGGGGAACAATTGATAGACGATAGTATTCCTGTTGCAGACAGAGGAAGGAGTGAAAAATTTAACGACTTTAAGTTTTAGATGCATAAATAGATATATATTATGAATAAGTCCTTAGACCCTAATGAAGTAATCACAACGTTACAAAAGCGTATTGAGATTAAAAAACAACTCAGAAAATCGGGTGAGTTACCCCCATCTGAAGTAAAGAAGTTGACTAAAAAGAAAAATGATTTAGATGAAAAACTAAAATCAAAACCCCTTGCTAAGATTTAAAATGCTATAAATAACACTATAGTTTAGGAGAAACCATGCCGTATACAACACAACAAATCGATGTCCAAGAAAAAGTCGTACTAGATTTAGACGAAAAAATCAAATGGATTGAAGACACAAGTCATCACTTTACTGGTGGACGTGTATGTCCTCAAACCGATAGTGCAATGACAAGAACTCAATTTTGGGCTGCTTGGAGAACTGCGAATCCAAATGCTGTTACAGCAAATCCAGTTTATGGAACTGTACCTGAAGGTAGTCCAAATGAAGGTACATGGACAATCCTAAGTACCGATACCAGTGCTGCCAACTCAACAATCATGTGGGACTATTGGCAACATGATATGGTTTATGATATTGGTTACGAACAAGCAGATTGGTCATCAACAGTCACAAGTTTACAGACTGATTTGACCAATGCACAGACTTTGCTAACCACAATGCAAAACGACCCAGCATAAAAAACACCTAAATAGTAGACGAACACACATTAAAGGTGTATAATCTACTATTATGGCAGCGAAAAACTTACATTTAGAACACTTAGAAGACGAAATCATCAATCAAGGTATTGATGGTGGTCGTGGTGCGATTAATTTTCTTCAAGGTCTTAGAGACATGATGAAAGGTAACCAAAATTCTAGAGTGAATATGACTGTGAAATGGGATGGTGCTCCAGCAATCTTTGTTGGGAAACATCCCGAAGACGGCAGATTCTTTGTCGCAAAGAAATCACTATTCAATAAAGAACCTCTTTTTTATACTTCAGAACAAGAAATTAAAGACGCTAAAGAACTATCTCCTAATCTGAAGGAAAAGTTCTTGACATCATTTCAATGCTTATCTAAACTATCCTTTACTGATATCTTACAGGGTGACTTGATGTACACTAATGATAAGAAGATGACTAACATGGATGGTAAATCATTTATCACATTCCAACCAAACACAATCATGTATGCAGTAGATGTAGAATCAAAACTTGGTAAAGAAATTGCCAGTTCTAAGATGGGTATAGTGTTTCACACTACTTACACTGGTTCTACTATTGACGGATTATCTGCCTCCTTTGGTGCAAAACTACCAAGTGGAAGTAGTAGTGATGTGTGGATGGATGATGCAACATATAAGGATGTGAGTGGTAACAGTAGTATGACTGCAAAAGAAACACTTGCATTAACTAGAGAGTTGACTGCAGTGGGTAAAGCATTCCACGGTATCACTAAGAAAGATTTGCAGAAGTTTAAACAGATACAAGACACTATCGCAAAGAAAGGCGTAGGTGCATCCTACAAAACATATTGTAACGCACAAATCAGGGCGGGTTCATACAAACCAACATACAACGGATACATGAAACACTTCGAAAACTACTGGAGAGATATGGTAGTTGGTAAAGTGAAGATGGAGAAGACAAAACAAATCAAGCGAGAGATTGGTGAACAACTCTACGCTGAGTTACGGTCACTAAACAAATTCATAACAAACTTGACGAAGTTTATGGAACACTTGGTCATTGCAAAACAGATTATAATTGTTGCACTAAATAGAGTAAAGAGTATAGGAACATTCAAAAGAACCGATAAGGGGTTCGAGGCGGTCAACCCCGAGGGTTATGTTGCAATTGATAGGACTGGAAGTGCAGTAAAACTCGTTGACAGAATGGAGTTTGCATACAATAACTTCACTGCAATGAAGGCATGGGACAAGTAATGAAATCATTTAAACAATTTTTAGAAGAAGAGTATGCATTACCAAAGTATCCTGCTCAAACAGATATCAAGCTTAAAGATGATGACTGGGTAGTGGGTGACCCCGAAAAAGCATTCGAATACGACACCTCAAAAGATGGTTATGAAAACATGGATAAAATGGATGACATGGTAGACCAAGACCGAGAGAAAATGAAATGAAAAAGACATTCGGAAAATTTCTAACCGAGGCAAAAGACAAAGGTGCTGTATTCACTTTCGGTAGATTCAATCCACCAACAACTGGTCACGAGAAACTAGTAAAAAAACTCGCAAGTCAAAAATCATTTGGCGATGTACTTTTATTCTCATCACACTCAAATGACAAAGTAAAGAACCCGCTGTCACACAAAGATAAAGTTAAGTATCTAAAAGCATTCTTCGGTAAAGATGTGAATGTAATTGACGCTGATGTCAAACAGATTTTTCAAATCCTAACATACCTATATGATAAGAACTACCGAAAAATTCGGATGATAGTAGGGTCAGATAGAGTTAGAGAGTTTGAGACTATTATCAATAAGTATAATAGTGTAAAGGGGAGACACGGTTTCTACAAGTTTGATGAAATACAGATTGTATCTGCTGGAGAAAGAGACCCCGATTCAGATGACGTAAGTGGAATGAGTGCAAGTAAAATGAGAGCATTTGCAGAGAAGGGAGACTTTGAATCATTTAAGGAAGGTGTCCCCACAAAAGGCAAAAGACTTGCAGACAAATTGTACAAAGACATTCGTAAAGGAATGGGTATTGCAGAAGGTACACTACCACACTACATGTATGAAGATTTGATTACAGAGGGAGTATATGACCCAGGCACGTTCAAAGCAGTTTTCTTTTCAGGTGGGCCAGGCAGTGGTAAGTCAACAGTAGTTGATGCACTTTCATTAAAAGCACTTGGTTTAAAGTTAGTCAACACTGATAAAGCATTTGAGAATGGATTAAAGAAAGCAGGATTATCCCTAGACCTTAGAGGTGCAGACTTTGATAAAGTAGACCCCATTCGTGCAAAGGCGAAAAGGATTACTGGAAGGAATATGGATGCATATATAGATGGTAGACTAGGGTTGATATTTGACACTACTAGTGCAAACTTATCCAAGGTTAGTTCATACAAGAAGATGCTAGACTCGATTGGATATGAATCAAAAATGATATTTGTAAATGCATCATTAGATAATGCTCAAAAACGAAATGAAATGAGACCTAGAAAGTTGCCGCAAAAAATTGTAAAACAAGACTGGGATAAGGCGCAGAAAAATGCAAGAAACCTTCAAAAGATATTCGGTAGAGACTACGTAGAAATTTCCAACGATGATGATTTAAACACACTACAGAGAAAGTCTACTAGTCTCTTTAGTAAACTAATGAGTTGGACTACTTCATTCCCCAAAAACAAATTTGCACTTAATTGGAAATCTTCCGAATTGCTGAAGAAGGATACTACTGGTTATTCATCTATAAGAAGTAAAGATGCAGTGAAAAAACCACCAACAGAAAAACCAAGTCCATTTGGGTCAAACTTAAAAACATTCAAAAGTAGAAAGACTGGTAAGAAGACAGTTATTGGAAAGATATAAATAGTATTATGACTAAAAGATTAGAAACACTACTTCACCAATTTACATCCTTAAAAGAGGATGCAGTCGCAGCAGCGGAACTAAAAGCAAAACAAGCAGAAGAATTGGAACGTCTTAAAACAAAACATGAGACCGAATTAGAAGCACTTACTGATAGACACGAAAGAGAGAGTGAGAGACAGAAAGGTCAAGATGAGAAAGAAGTAAAGGATGACCAAATCAAGGCAAAACGAGACGCTGATAGAAAGGCAAACGAAGAACGGGATTACAAAAAAGAGTATGCGAATTATCACTCAAAACCCGACCAAATTAAAAGACGTGCAAAAAGAAATGAAGCACGAAGAAGTCTAAAGGACAGAAAAGATATAAAAGGAAAGGACGTTCACCATAAGGACAACAATCCTATGAACAACGATAAGTCTAACCTTAGTATCGTTTCTCAAAATTATAACAGAAAAGAACCAAGACTTAGAGAAGAAGACTCTGTAGAAGAAGGTAAATATGTCTCAGATATTGGTGATATTATTAACGTCATTTTCAAAAAACTTAAAGATAAACTAGAGTCAGAATACAAAAGGAACCCTGAAAAAGGTCTTGGTATGATTAATACCGTAGGGGCATTTGTAAATCATAAAGTGACTGATAAGAAACAACAGAAAAATAGATTGTTTCTTAAGTTTGGTGATGTACAGGAAGTTAAACAGGACAAAGATATCAAAGACCGTGAAGGTACACAACCATCTAAGTATTATGCAAAGGATGCTGATGGTGATGAGATGTCCAAATCTACCAAACAAAAACGTGCCGCTCATTTTGCACAGAAGAAAGATGGCCCAGCGCCAGGCGATGCAAGTGCAGAAACAAAACCATCAAAACACACCAAGAAATTTCAAAAGATGTTCGGTGAAGATGCTGGTAAATCACTTGCAAATAAAGCAGACAAGTCAGGAATTGCTAAAGGTATTCTACAACAAGTTTATAACAGAGGAGTCGCCGCTTGGAAAACTGGTCACAGACCAGGCACAACGCCAGAGCAGTGGGGACATGCTCGTGTTAATTCTTTTATCACAAAAGGTAAGGGAACTTGGGGTGGTGCTGATAAAGACCTTGCTAAGAAAGCAGGTGGTTAAGTGACATTTTGGTTTGTAGTATTGATAACTATATGTATTTTATACATGGAAATGGAGAGTAGACATGACAGGAAATAAACATGATAATGGTGTTCACGAAATAGGAACAGACGAAATCCGTAAAGCATACCAAGAAGACACGCCTGGGCAAAGTGTAGAAGAATACTTGTCACAGATTGCACTCGTCAATGAAGAACAAAAGAAGGAGACAAAGAAACACTTCAGTCAAGTGTTCCAAAACCCGTTAAAAGGATTCCCGTACAACGAATCAGTAGAAGAAGGATATGCAGAAAGACAAAGAGAAAAAACTAAGTCTCAACAGAAAGCACATCAAAAATCAATGATTAAAATTGCAAGAAAATCTATCAAAGACTACGAAAAAAAGAATAAAAAAGAAGAGAGTGAATGAAGACTTTCAAAGACCAAGCTCTTGTCGAGACACTCGATACACTACAAGAGACTAATACTAACATCCTTGACAATCCATTCAGGTTGGGTTCCTTAATGTTCTTTGAGACCATCAAAGAAGCACGAAAGTTAGTCAGTGAAGGACGATATAGACTCACAGAAGTCGATAGACATATACTAGAGACAGATATTGGAGATTTTGAAGTATATGAGGGTAATCTAGTACCACTCGATTGTCCGATGATAGTAGAAGAGGAAGAAAAGAAACAACCCGAATTAAATAAACCAAAAGCAGGTGGCCCTAAAAAATACTATGTCTATGTTAAAGACGGAGACAAAATTAAGAAAGTGACATGGGGTGACACTACAGGGTTAAAGGTGAAACTTGGTAACGAAAAAGCACGTAAATCATTCGCTGCTAGACACAAGTGTTCACAACAAAAAGATAAAACCTCTGCTGCCTATTGGGCATGTAGATTACCATATTATGCAAAACAGTTAGGACTATCCGATGGAGGTAGTTTTTACTGGTAGGAATACATTATGACCAGTGACCACCCATATACAGAAACACTTTACGAACAACATGGTACTGGGTTACCATATATAATAAGGACATTCTCAGAAACAGTCGATGAAAATGACCTCATTTGGCATAGAGATAGAACAAATAGAACACTTCGAATCCTTTCAGGTACGGATTGGAAGTTACAATTAGATGATAAATTACCTGAAACACTTGCTACTGGAGGCGAATACTTTATTCTCAAAGATACATATCACCGATTAATTAAGGGTCATGGCGACTTGGTGGTAAGGATAGAGAATATATAAATAATAGTACTATGAGTTATAACAAAGACAACTGGAAAGATAAACTAGACGAAGTCCGTAACTTTGGTCGAGAACCTGCTGTAGTAGTGGAAGAAGTTCTTGATAATGATACAGTAATCAATAACGAGATTGAGGAAGAACTTAAAAAGTTTTTCCAAGAGGAAGATACCACCACAGAAGTAATAGAAGAAGATGTTCTATTAGAAGCATCTGCTGGTGCAATGATTGATAAGTTGTTCAATCTAAAGATTCACAATACGGTGTTGCAAAGATGCTATCTATGACTGGTGTCAAAGTAGTCCAATCAATGCAGAAACAAAACCCAAAAGGATTCGAAAAGTTAATTGTTCAGTTAGGTAAAGAGAAAAAGATTACACTACCTACCAACGCTAAACTAATGGCAATGTTCAAAGATGCTGGGGTTAAACCTCTTAAAGATGAAGTTGAAGTTAAAGAAGAAAAACTTTCAGTAGAAAAAACTGTAGAAAAACTTGTAGAAAGAAACATGTTAGGTAGATTGGCAAAATCTTTACGTTTGGATGAAGAAGGTAAAGAGAAAATGTTCGACTACTTCGAAAATGGAGAATTAAAACAATAATGAAATTCACATCTATGGGTTTATCAGAAGACCTAATCAACACAATGGAAGCAGTACTTGCCATGGAAGGCGATTACGAAGAGTTCTTTCAAAAAGCACTTAAAAAGTTTGGTGTAGACTCACCAGCAGATTTTAAATCAGACGAAGAAAAGAAGAAGTTCTTTGACTATGTAGATAAAAACTACAAAGGGAAGGACGAAGAAGTCGAAGAAGGAAAAGTAAAACCTGTAAAAAAGTTCTTAAAATTGGGTGACTGCTCTTACGACAAGAAAAAAAAAGTTAAAGAAGACAACAGTCAGGGAATGGAAGACTTTGTAGAATACAAGTACAAGTCTGCATCACTCAATAAAATCAAACAAGACCTCAAGAAATTGATGAAAAGAGAATCAGAGTTTAAAGATTCTCAAAAGTATGGTAAGATGTTGATGAAAGCTATGGATAACGTTACTCTTGTTAACGATGACGGCATCCCACATATGACACCAAAGTTCAGTAAAGAAATCATTGCTGCTTATAACGGTGACACAATGTTTAGAGAAGACGTTGCATCAATCATCATTAAACATGATGACAATCTCGCATACGCATTATTTGGAGTATAAATATGAATCTGTTTCATGAAGCAAAAAAAGTTCTAGACAAAGATGGTAAAGTAAATCCACTTGGGCCATATGGTAAGATGAAACTTACTGGTCAAGAAGTTGCAAACTACTTCAGAAAAAACAAAGTATCAGATGCAAAAGTCAAAAGGGCAGTAGAAGTTGCACTCGACATGAGTGGTGCTATGGATATTGCATCTAAAGAAATTAAGAAGTTCTTTGGTGATAAGATTCTCAAATCAAAAGAAGTACAGTCTGCACTTAAGTATGCAAACGAAGAGACTATATCAGAAAGTGCAGAAATGGTAATCCATACTGATGATGCAGTTCAATCAAATCTTGTCGTCAAGATGGCAAGTAAACACGGACTAAAATCAAAGAAAACTAAAATTTCTTGGTCAGGTAAAGACGGAGTTGTTGTTTCAGGCGATTCAAATAAACTCAAGAAGTTTATGTCTGCAGTTGAAAAAATGTCAGAAGAAACTGTATCAGAAGCAATGAAGATAAAAGATATCTTCAGGAAACACAAAAGAGAACTTACAAAAGCATACAAAACTGGTGATTTATCATTCTCAGGGTCTGCCGGTAAGAAAGCAGAAGATGACCTAACAACATGGGCATTGAATAACAATGAAATTAAGTCTGATGACCCCGATGAGTTTTTTGATTGGTTGTCTCGTGACCTTGAAGATATAGTTAAAGGTAAAATCAAAGAAGAAAGAATAAACGAGAACTACAGAGTTCTTGCAAAACATGGTATGGGTGCAGAGACTAAGAACTCAATCAAAGTTGGTACAGAAGTAGATTACTATCGTGCTGACGGTGCTAAGTACATGGGTAAAGTCACCAAGATGACTCCAAAAGGTTACATTGTTAAAGACGATAAGAATGGTAAGAACTACCAGTTCACTTATCACGATAGAGTTAAAGCAAAAAAATATCTCAAACAGGGTGACAACATACAAGAAAAAGTAGAGTATGCAGAATACAAATTCAGAAACAAAAGAGATGCTCAGAAAGCATTGGACTACTTTAAAAGTCAACAGTTAATCAAACTAGAACTCAATGATGACGGATTAAGTCAAGGTGAACTCGCAGTTGATGCTGGTAAGTATGACATGTCTAAGTATCACAAAGAAGTGTTAAAGAAATTTAAACCAAAAGTTCTAACAACAGAAATGGCATCTGCACAACAGGCAGCAATTGCAATCGCAAAGAAAAAGAAAAATGAATCTGTTATGGATTCTTATAGAACAATGTGGGAAGATGCAGTTACTTTGGATGAACAAGTTGCAGACCTCACTGTAGATATAAGAAACAAAATATCAAAACCTGCAGACCAAAATAAACATGCGATGGAAATTGCAAAACAGGCAAAAAGATTTGGTTTAAAAAGTTCAATGATGGGTAAACATGTCAGACTTAAAGGTGGTAAAAAGGCAGTCAATGACTTTCTAAGAGTAGTTATCGGTAAATCATCATATGGTGACCCAACAGAACAAGACACATCAACACCTCAGATAGATAAAATATTGACTAAGGGATTGAAGTAATATGGACTTAATGGAAACCTATAGAAGTATCGTAGAAGCAGCACCAAAAATGAAAAAGTTGGGCATATACGGTTCAGAAATCAGTGGGTTAAAATACAAGAATGGTACCTATACTGCTAAACCAGTAATATATGGTAGTAATAAGTTAGGATTTAAAATCCAAAATGAGTTTGGAGACTTTGAAACTATCGACCTTAAAACATTTGCCAAAAGGTTCGGATAATGGATAGAGTAGACGCCAGATATAAACTCTTTAAAGAAAAATTAAAGAAACTGGGATATGCTAAGAAAGAGGCAAAAGAAACTAACGCTGTTTTAGAAAAGGCGGGTGACTTTGGTATGATGTCTGATGCTGGTAATAAGAAAATTGCACGTGCTGTTAAACAGTCTAAGTCAGAGAAAGAACTCAAACAAAAGTTAGAGAAAATTTCTACAATGGCCGGCGGAAAGTATTCTGAAGCATCTGAAGATGAAGTACTTGATAGGGCAATTTCTGCCTTCCAAGATACTGCAATGGGTTCACAGGCATGGGCAGATAAAAATATCGTTGTCCAACTTGGTCAATTTAGAGACCATATTAAGGATGGAGAAGTCTCCACCAACGATAATAAAAAGACGAAAGTAAAGAGAGATGATGCGGTAAAGGTTTATGATACTTTAATGAAGGTTAAGGCCCCTATTCGTGATAAATACTCTAGACTTTTACAGAAAGACGCAAAAACGTTTAAAAAGACTTTTGATGCTATATTGAAAGTCGCAAACAAATAAGAGGAAATTAAAATGGCATTATGGGGACATACTTCAGGTTCAGAATCAAAACCAAATTGGTTATCTGATGCTGATAAATTAAAAACGGTAGCAAAACCACACGGTTGGGAATTAGTTCGTAAAGTTGGTTCAAGAACTTTGACTGAAACATTAGTTGCGATGAAAAATCTAACAACTGCCTTGGGTGCTGCTAACTTAACTGATATCGATTGGAATATCACTGCTTTTGACAAGTCAGAAGGTGGAACACTATCTGTTACTGCAACTTTTAACGAAGATGTAGACGTAACTGGAACACCACAACTAACTGTAGTTAACAGTGTTAATTCTAACCACACATTATCATATGCAAGTGGTACAGGTACTAACGAATTGGTATTTACACTAGTTATTGGTGCTGCTAACGCTGCTACTGATGCTGATGATGTACTTTCAATTGGTGCTAACGCAATTGCATTGAACGGTGGAACAATTAAAGATAAAGGTACTTCAACTGTATCTACAATTACTAACATTGCTGGAGTTGGAACTGCTGCTGGTACAATTACTGTAGTTGCATAAAACAATAGGGAAAAATTATGAAGAAATTTAAAGACTTTTTAGATGAATCATATATGGACGGCGCTGGTCTATCTTCAGAGAAGGTACCATTTGACGTTGATGATTCAGTCGTTAAACAAAAAGTTAACGCTATCTTAGGACACACTGCAACAGTTGAGTTCATGAATCCACTTGCTGCTTTGCAACAGATGGAATCTAAACTTATGCAGTTGGGTATGACTAAACTAAGAAGTGTTGGTGAAATGGGTGTTGTACAGAACGAAGAGTTCGATGACGCTGGTGAGATGGATTTAGAGTTCACTAGATATGAGTCATTTGGTAAAACTGTAGACACACCAAACGATGAGTTCGAAGAATCATCTAAATCATATACCCTAAAGGTTAGATACGAAAAACTAGAAACTGGTTCATTCAAAGTTTACGGTTCATTAGTATAAAGACTAGTTGATACAAAAAGAGGGACTTTATGTCCCTTTTTTTATGGCTGAAATCGCCTATATAATTGTATATTATGAAACTCTTTGATACCCTTACAAACAAAAATTTTACTGCATTCGCTCAAAAACACTATGACGACCCACAATGTGAGACCATAGAAGACTTTGAGGAAGATTTGCGTAGATTCCGTTACCTTAAACGCCTCTTACACAGATACCATGAAAATGGTGAGATGAGAGAACGCCTTATGTTAAACCATATCATTACCATATTCAATGTATTTGGTTTTGATGCATCAATGAAAATGTTGGAGTTTAAATTAAAGGATGAGAAATATTGGGTATCTGTTAAAACAATGTTACTCTATTTGGGATACATTGATGAATCATGGTCACCCGAGATGCCTCTTGACGATGCACTTGTACAGAGGTTACGAGATTTATAAACGCTCCCATAGCTCAGCTGGTAGAGCAACTGATTTGTAATCAGTAGGTCAACCGTTCGAATCGGTTTGGGAGCTCCACTATTTTGAATACATAAATAGAAGTATGGCGAACTTAATAAACACACTTATAGTTTTTAGAATCATTAAAATGTTAACTCAGAAATGGGTAGACACGGATGCATATAAACTTGGTTTGATTACCAACAAGGGTAAACGAACTGAAAAAGAACCAAAAACATCCGAAGAGAAGAGTGCTTATTCCATGCTACACAAACTTGTCTTTAACTTAAAACGAATCATAGAAAAGGTGCCTTTTGGTAAATCTAGATTTGCATCATACGCTGTTGCAATCGCATTACTGAAAGAAGAGACAGGTATCACTGCAGAACAAGCAGAAGAATTGTGTGAGAAGGTTTATAGACACATCAAAGATACAGGTGAATTTGATGTAGACGACCTACATGAAGCGAATCAAGTTATGACACTTGACGTTGGTAGACACTACCACCTTAGAAGAAACCTAGAAGAACAAAACGGTGTAACTTATCCACAAAAGACCCCTATAACTGTTATCGCAGAACACTCAATAGTGTTTGGTGTTAACATCTATATCGCACAATGTGGAGTAGAAAGAATATTGGTAACAGAAGATGACGTTTATTGAGGCAGTAGTAAACGTAGACAGTCTAAAACATACAGGGAAGACTAAGAAACCCAAGATAGAAGAATTGGGTGAATTGTTCGACACTAAAGTTATGAAGGAGTTATCGCTAAAACCGAATACTGCCAATTCTAGTCCACAAACCATCAAAGAACTCAAACAGATGGTTGGTATGATTCAGAAACTTACAGATGAACAGAAGAAACGTTATCTGAACACAGATGAAGACACTTCATATTATATCAAAGAATACATGTCGAACAATGATTTGGCATATACAGATGATGATATAGAAAAAATCACAGATAGTGCAAGACACATTGGTAGACAATTTAAGAATCAATACATGAGACCGAGACCTTATGTACTTGCAGAGAAACTAGGTATGGAAATGGACTATTTCAATACAGATACTGCACAATCACCATCATATCCTTCAAACCATGCCTTACAGGCGAGAGTAGTTGCAAACTACTACTCATCAATCTATCCCCAACATAAATCTGAATTGTTGGCAATGGCGGAAATCTCTGCATTGGGTAGAGTCCATGCTGGTATCCACTATCCTAGTGATAAGATAGCAGGATACCAACTAGCGGATGCATGTATGAAGTATTTTAAGTATGATATATTAGAGGATGCGCCCTTGAATGCTACAGGTACTGCAGTTGCAACAGATGTACCAGTGGTGAAGAAGAAAAAGAAATACGAACCTGCCCAACTCTTTGACCTAATCAAAAGAAATTCACAGGTATAACTATGTTGAAACTATTAAATTACTTAGCTCTAATTACATCTATTGTAATCGCTGGAATTGCTGCATACTTCTCAGTCATAGGTATGGCGACAATGTTTGCTGGTGCATATCTAGGAACAGTCGTAATGATGACTGCATTGGAATTTGGTAAACTTGTGACTGCTGCTTATCTTCACCTCGCATGGGAGAAGATGAACTATCTAAAATGGTATCTACTAACTTCAGTTGTGGTACTCATGCTCATAACATCGCTTGGTATATTTGGTTATCTATCTAAGGCGAACATTGAAGTGTCACTAGTAGGTGATGGGAACAGTTTAGAACTATCCATACTGGACACTAGGATTGGTGCAGAGAAAGGTAAGATAGAAAGATATCAAGATAGAGTTGCAAACTTAGACCTAGTGTTATCTACTGGTAGACCGCAAGATAGAAACTATATCAACAGACAACAGAGAGACGAAAGAAACCAAATTGCAGAAGATATAGATACAGCGATCGGCTTGATTACAGAATACACGGAGGACAAACTTCCGATTCAACGGAAACAACTTGAACAGGACTCGAAAATAGGGCCAATCAAGTATGTTGCAGAAGTTATATACGGTCAAGAGGAAAGTGTCAAGTATCTTGACAACGCAGTTAGGTGGGTGATTTTTGCACTTATTTTTGTGTTTGACCCACTTGCAGTGTTACTTTTGGTCACTAGTGTTGCACTTATTGTTGATAAGAAACCTACACCAAAAAGAAAAACTCTACCAGCACAGAAAAAAAAAGTAACCGCAAAACCACAACCAAAAGTAACAAATAAAATTGTATTACAGGTACCAAAAGACAAGGTTTTAGACTTGTCAAAAGATAAATAACAGTGTACACTAATTAGGAGTAACAAATGACAGATTTAAATTTAGGGGAAATGACCAAAGAGGAACGTTTAGAGTTCTATAAAGGTGAAGGCAAACCAGTCGAACCCGAAGGATTCAATGGAAAGGATGCAACAGAAGAGGCGGTAAAATCGTATGAAGAATCTCTTGCAACTAACGAAAGACAAATTGCATCTTTAGAGGCAGAACTTGAAGTACTTGCGGAAATTGCTAGAAAAGAAGAAGAAAAGGCAGGTAAATTCGCAGTCGAAGAAGACTAGTATTTACTAAATAGATAGTAACATTAATTTAGGAGATTAACATGCCAGAACCATTATCGCCAATCCCAACGATTGACAACCTAGCAGAAAGGAAAGCATGGTTTGAGTCAGGTGACGGAATGCCTGTTCAACCCGAAGGTTATGCAGACTTAGCATCAGACGACCCTAAGAAGGTCGCATACGATAGTTCAGTCACAACAAACACTGCTCAAATCGCTGAAATTCAAGCACTAATAGACGCCGGATAAATCCCAAAATCCACTTGAAATAACATGCATTCAGTGATATACTGAGTGTATGTTATGGTTAGAGCGAAAGTACCTCTCTACAGTTACACCTCATCTTGAGGTTTGTAAATGGAAGGGAGACAGTACATTAAATCACAGATGTCTTTATTGTGGTGATTCCCAAAAGAATCGCTACAAAGCACGAGCATATCATTTTTTAGTCGACCAATCATTCATATATAAGTGTCATAACTGTGGTAAATCCACATCATCAATGACGTTTTTGAAAGACCATTTTCCTGTACAATATAAGGAGTATGTTAAAGAACTTCTACAAGAGAAACATGGTAAGAAGAATACCAATCAAAGAATGCCATCATCGAGTGCATTCAAGTTTAAACCCAAGACTACTGAAAGTCTAAATACAGATGCAACAAAAATGACCATTGAGAATTTGAAGTTTATAGCGAAACCAGCGATTGAAAGTAGAGTCGCAAGGGAGTACCTAGACAACAGAAAAATTCCAGTAGAGTCACAAAAAGAGTTGTGGTTTGTTGATTCTGCACAAAGTCTATCGTTCTTGTCAGATAAATACAAAGACAGACCTCTAGGAAACAATCCTAGAATTGTATTGCCATTCATCAAGAATGGGGAACTTGTTGGTGTTAGTGGGAGAGCAATCGATGACTCACCATTAAGATATCTAACAATGAGATTCCGAGATGACGATTCACTCATCTTCAACATTGATAAAGTGAATATGACTAAAACTATCTATGTTACAGAAGGGCCACTAGATAGTTTATTCCTACCAAACAGTATTGCTGTCGGTGGTAGTGACTTTAAAAAAATCGACAATGCTATAAAAAACAATGCAATAATAATTTATGACAATGAACCACGAAACAAAGAAATTCTAAAGAAAATTGATGAGGTAATCGATGAAGGTTACCGTGTGTGTATTTGGAATGATAAGAGAGTAGAAGGATTGAAAGATATAAACAATATGATAATGAGTGGAATGACAAGCGAAGACATTGTGTCAATTATAGATAACTGTACAACCGAAGGTCTCACTGCAAAACTGAAACTAAAGGAGTACAAGAGAATATGAATGCTATGATTAAAGTATTAAAATCAGATGGTTCGAAATCGGACATCAACCTAGACAAGATTCATCGTATGGTAGAAAAATCATGCAGAGGAATTACAGGTGTGTCAGAATCATTGGTTGAAATGAATAGTGGACTTCAGTTTTTTGATGGTATCACCACAAAAGAAATTCAAAAGATTCTAGTGAAAAGTGCAAGTGACTTAATTACACTAGAGAACCCCAATTATCAATTTGTTGCAGCTAGATTACTACTATTTGCAATTCAAAAACAAGTGTTCAATACCAAGTGGAAAGATTCAGAGATATATCCACCACTGGGTGAAATCATACATAGAAATATAGACTTCGGTGTGTATGATGATGCTATCATCAATTCATATTCTACTGAAGAAATTAACAGGATTGATTCTTTCATTAAACATGGAAGAGATACAGACTTTACCTATGCTGGTCTACAACAAATAGTGGACAAGTATTTGGTACAAGATAGGTCAGCAAATTTGGTCTATGAAACCCCACAGTTCATGTATATGTTAATATCCATGACACTGTTCCAAAACTATGATAAAGACAAAAGGTTAGACTATGTCAAAAAATACTACGATGCAATCTCAACATTCAAAATCAACATCCCAACCCCTATCATGGCAGGAGTTAGAACTCCTTTACGACAATTTGCTTCGTGTGTGCTTGTCGACACAGACGACACTCTCGACAGTATCTTCTCAAGTGATATGGCCATTGGAAAATATGTTGCTCAACGTGCCGGAATCGGTATTAACGCCGGAAGAATTAGAGGAATTGGTTCAAGGATTAGAGGAGGCGAAGTCCAGCATACGGGCGTCATCCCATTCCTTAAAAAATTTGAATCAACTGTTAGATGTTGCACCCAAAACGGAGTAAGGGGAGGAAGTGCAACAGTTCATTTCCCTATCTGGCACCAAGAGATACAAGACATTCTTGTACTCAAGAACAACAAAGGTACAGAAGATAACAGAGTCAGAAAGTTAGATTATTCTATTCAGTTATCAGAGTTATTCTATAAGAGATTTTTAAAGAATGACGACATCACATTGTTCTCACCCCACGAAGCTCCTGGGCTCTATGAAGCATTCGGAACACCCGAGTTCGATGAACTCTATGAGAAATACGAACGTGCTACATCCGTCCCAAAGACTAAAGTGAGTGCAAGGGAACTAATTACCGATTTGCTAAAAGAAAGAGCAGAGACTGGTAGAATCTATATTATGAATATAGACCACTGCAATACACACAGTAGTTTTAAAGACAAAGTTAACATGAGTAACTTATGTCAAGAGATTACACTACCGACAGACCCAATCCAACATATTGATGGTAAGGGTGAAATCGCATTGTGTATACTGAGTGCTATTAATGTGGGAATAGTAAAAGCGGACGAAATGGAGAACTTGTGTGACCTCGCAGTGAGAGGACTTGAAGAACTGATAGACCACCAAGAGTATCCAGTAGAAGCAGCTCGAGCATCTACTATCGCCCGTAGGTCATTGGGGATTGGTTATATTGGACTTGCACACTTCCTAGCGAAGAACAAAGTCAAGTATGGCGACCCCGATGCACTTAAATTGGTACATGAACTTACAGAGTCATTCCAATACTATTTACTCAAAGCATCCAACACTATTGCAAAAGAGAAAGGTGCTTGTTTAGGTTTTGGTGGGACAAAGTATTCAGATGGTATTTTACCCATCGACACTTACAAAAAGGAAGTTGATGAATTGACACCACATGTGTTAAACCATGATTGGGAAACACTGAGGGGTGACATCAAAGAATATGGTCTTAGACACTCTACACTAACTGCACAGATGCCAAGTGAATCATCAAGTGTTGTATCAAATGCAACAAATGGTGTAGAACCACCTAGAGATTATCTGAGTGTTAAGAAGAGTAAAAAGGGTACATTGAAACAAGTGGTACCACAATACACACACTTGAAGAATTCTTACACATTACTATGGGATATGCCAGATAACACTGGATATATAAATATCGTAGCAGTGATGCAGAAGTTCTTTGACCAAGGTATTAGTGGTAACTGGTCATACAACCCCGAAAACTATCCTAACAATGAGGTTCCTGTATCAGTAATGGCGAGGGATTTTCTAACCACATATAAGTATGGTTGGAAGACATCCTATTATCAAAACACTATGGATGGTAAGACTGAAGACGTTGTCACAGACGAACCATTGCAACAAACCAATTATGAGGGAGATGATGAAGACTGCGAAGCATGTGCGATATAGAAGTAATCGACAATATGTGTCTGATGAAGATAAGACAGTAAGAATTAGGTCAGAAAACCCCGAATCTGACGGAAAATACGTTTTTGGTCACACCAATGAAGCGACCATGTCTTTCATTGAGAATAGATATCTGATTCTTAGAGACTTTATACCACAAGATATCATTGATATGACAATGGACACGTGGAAGACTATCGAAGGACAAGAAGACTCAGTACTCAAAAGAGAAGGCGACATCATATTTGAGTCACCTACAAAATCATTAGGTAAGTCAGTCGCTGCTTACTCATTTCCGCCTGCAGTAGCATTGCATAGATGGTTGTGGGAGAACCTAAAACCAGTATTAGATTTTGATTTAAAAGAAACCTATGCATACAGTAGAAAGTATGAACGAGGTGCATATCTAAAATCACACATGGATAGACCATCATGTGAGATTAGTGCTACTCTTTGTTTGGACTATTCATCCGATGATGGGTCACCATGGTCAATATGGATTCAGAATGATAAGAACTATCTTGGAAAGGACTTTGGTCATGACGAGATGTTTGAGATGACACAAGCACCACGTCATAAAGACAGGACTGGTACAAAGGTTACACTACATCCAGGCGATGTCATGTTATATCAAGGGCCAAATTGTCCTCATTGGAGAGATTATTTTGTAGGAGAATTCTCATACCATATGTTTTTACATTTTATAAGACAACCAGGCCCAATTGATGACATGCCAATGACCTTAGAACCAATTGCTCCTGGCCAATTTTGTGCTCAACATAACAATCTT